GTATTTTGTTGAGTTCATCTCACGAATAGGTTGAGTTGTTCTTTTAGAAATGTTTTTATCAACACGTTTAGCAAACTTGCCTGTACCAGAAACTTTTTCTACAGCCATTATTGACCTGCTAGTTGTGAAAGTAACGTTCCAATATCAGGTGTGCCCTGTGGTGCTGGTGCAGAAGGACCCCCTGGAGGCGCTTCAACTGGTGCAACAGGGACAGGTTGCTCGCCAGGAGCAGTCATCTCAGCAGGGGGAACTTGTGGTGCTGCAGGAGCAGGAGCAGGTGCGAAAACCTTTTTAACAGCGTCTTCGATTTGTACACCTTTTTGTCGCTCTTTGATTACTTCAGCAATGTTCATAACTAATGAACTTGGGTCTTGTCCCTGTGCAGATAACTGTGGAATTGCTTGAGCAAGCGCAGCCATTGAAGCATTTAAGTTGTCACGCATTTTTTGTATATCAATTGATTGTTGTTCCCCACCAACATTCATTGACCAAGGTAGTTCACGCATAACGAAATCGCGTGATATTAAATCAGCACCTAGTGCTTGTAATGAGAAGATTAGTGCACGGCTTGGGTCAAGTCCTGACATCAAACCGTAACGTACTTGAACAGAATAGTCACCGCGAATATCTTTACGTGGTGAATATGTTAATTCGTAGCGTGCACCACCAGATGTGGCAACAACACTTTTTTCTGAAGGAAACATTTTTTCATCCATTTTGAGACATAATTTAATAACGTCTTCAAAAACGTCTGACAAAATTTGTTGACCAGTTTTAACCTGGGTGTCAAATGCGCCCAGTAAGGCTTGCACACCTTGCCCTGTTACAACGCTGGCATTAATAACACCAGAACGTCCTTCAGGGTAACGTGCACCGATACGCATTTCACGTTGTAAGATTTCTGCTTCTTGAAACGCAGCAGGTGGAACCTCTAAGCCTACACGGCGAATGTTCTGCGGTTGAGCAGTTCTTAATATTGCATCAGGACCAAAAGCAAATTCTTGTACATCATTTGGTACAGCAAGTGGAGCGTTGATTGATTTTTCGGCAGCGTCCATTGCTAACTGTGCAAATCTTGCACGAGCGATTTGAACCCATAGCACGTCATCAAATTGACCGCGTGGTTCGTCATCAACTCCAGGTCTTTGAGCAACACGTACCATCACTTCACCCATTGGGTTTTCAGCGCTGGTAAGAACTAGATTACCTCTGTGAGGTAAATATAAAACAATAACATTTTTGTCTTCATAACGAATCATTTCTAATTCTGAATAAAGGTCAACTTCATCCATTGGGTATCCGTTAAGGATTTGTCTTTCAAATTCTGGGAACTCTGTTATTAGTTCAGCAATTGTTTTAATATAACGTTTAGTGTAAGAAACCACACGACCATAACGGTCAAATTCTGGGTATGCACCAAGTGGGTTTTCTACACGGATACGTGGAAGATTGTTTTCCCAATCGGCTTCAATAATAATAGGTAGGAAACCATAGGTACCGTACCAGTCAGCACCTTGATACATTTGGGTTTGTAGACGTGAATGTTGAACATAGTTGTTAACAACAAGACCTCTGATGTCAGCAGATTTTTTTGCACGGTCAGATGAAGTATCTGTTGTTGTGCAGTTAAAAGAAGGTAGTGGTGCTAGTACTTCGGAAACGTCTCTTGCTGCTACGTCAACGAAGTTTGCAATCATAGCCTTGGTTGCACCTTCGGGGAACATTTCTGGAAACACGTTTACAAGGTTGCCCCTGCGTACTTCAAGAATGTCTGCCATTCTGGCATCACGGCTTTGGTTTCGGCGTTTTAATGCTTCAACTTTGACCGCTATTTGTGTAATATTAAGAGCCACTAAATTCCTTAGTTGTAGAACATCTCGGATTGTTGTTCAGCGTATGCTTCATCTAAATCAACAACTTGCCTTGTGTTTAATTGTTTCATTGAATGCCAACGACTTGTTGTGTAGCGTTGGGTATAATTTTTTCTTTCTAACCATTCACGGATAACTAACTCTGTGAACCATAAAGCCATAACCATATCTGAAGCCTGTTTCTTTTTCATATCAGGTTTCCAAATAATTAACTGGTTAATAAGAGCCTTCATACCTTCACTGCGTTCAGTGGAGGGAAGGTGAATCAAATTTGAGTTTTTTTCGAACTTTCCTTCTCGTACAATCCCAAAGAGTGGAGCCATAGATGCAACACCGAAGTCAACGTCCCATTTGTTATTGCCAGTGAAATGCTCACGAAATTGGATTCCCCTTGAAGATAGAAAGTCTCGTATCGCTTCATCTTTCGTGAGGAAGAGTTGGAAGGCATTTTTCTCCGCTACAACCACATTGGGTTGATATTTTAAAGTCCATTCCTCAATCAGTTCCCTGATTTTGGCTGGAGTGGGTTCAGTCATATTTACAGCATCAAGAATGTAACGCTCATTGGTTTCAACATCTGCTGCCACAATGACGGCTGCAGTTGCACCTGCCATAGCAGGGTCAATGCCCATAACAATACGAAACGTTCCACCATTAGGGTGCCCTGGTGCTTTGAAACTTAACGGACCAATTTTTCTCATACCGTTAACACAACCAGTTATTGCAAGTGGTGGGAAAATGGAATCATCTTCAACATCTTGTTGCTGATAAACCATTGCCCAAGTTGAGGGGGTGACTTCTGAACGTCTATTAAAGAGCGTTGGACCATCCCACTTTTGGTATAATCCATCAGAATCAGGTGTGGTGTCTTCGTCGCCGTCCCAAGGTCTATCGGAACGCGCCCATAAAGTCACCCAGTCTTTGGGGTCTTCGTGTGTTTCTAAAACCGCTGGCATAGCCAAATAGGTGAAAGGTGATTTACCACCAGACCAATGCTCAGGGTTACGAAGTTCGCGGTACAAATCATTAGAAGCAATACGGGTACCAACAACAAGAAGTTTACCATTCTTACCAAGACGTGTGATTACTTCCTGCTGCAACCATTTGATTTGCTTTTCCCACTCGTGGGCGTTAGCACCAGTGATGCAGTCATCCAAAATAATTAAATCGGCGCGGGCACCGTAAATCTGACCACCCATACCAAGGGCTTGAAGAGTAGGGTCCTTCTCAGAAGAATCCCTAGTTTCAGAACCCAAATACACGGTGTCAGTTTTCCAAGTATCAGCATCATCTTTCCAACCACCATCAGGACCATAAGTTTTTTGCAACTTAGACCACCTAGGGTGGGACAATCTTTGCTTAATAGCATAAACGAACTCGCGTGCCTTATACAAAGTCTTAGACACAATGATGATACGCACATTCGGGTCAAGAGCAATACGGTACGTTGAATAGTTAACTGTGATAGTGGTTGACTTGGCGTGCTCAGGGGGAATATTAATTAGCACACGGTTACGGGTAGCAGGTTCATAAACCATACTATCGTGCACCCAAGCAGGCTCACCCTTCTCAAGAAGGGAAATGAAATTCTGCTGATGAGGGAAAACCTTCATCTCAAGATAGTCTTGAGAAAAATCCTCAAAAGAAAGATTAAACTTATCGGCGGTATCAGAACCAGCCCTAACATTATCCCTTTTAACCTTAGCATCATCAAGGTCAGACCTAAACTGGTCATCAGACTTAACCCAATACTTAACCGTATCAGCCTTAACCCCAGCAACCTCAGAGGCGGCGTTAACAGTCATACCATTAGCAATAGCCGTTAAAAAATTTTTTTTCTTCTTGGCTGACTCACCTTTAAGATGGTGAGATAAACCTGACTTGGCAGCCATTTCGCGCCCCTTTAAAAAATCATATAATGTGATTGCGACTAGGTTGGGTGGTATTGGAACCCAACCAGTGTAGTATAATACTACCCTATAATATTATATTAGGATATAGTGTTGGCTGGTTGGCTTTAATACCAGCCAACGTAGAAAAACCCTTACACTATGACTAAGGCGTTACCAAACACAATGGTAACAGAAAAAACCAAACTATTTTTAAAGAAACACGTTTCCGCAGGTCAGAAACCTACAGCGACCCACCACCAAATAACCCAGAAAAATATAAAACGGGAGTGAACATATGTAGGGGGCTTCGTTTATTAACAATGGGGGGTCTTTTTTCTGCCAGATTGTAGCAAAATTGAACTTGTTTGATGCTTCTAATGCGTGAATAGGTGTGACTTGTGACTATCTGCTGAGGGGGTATCCGAGGGGGTACTAGGGT